ATAGAGCCGAAGAGCCGGAAGACCGATCCGTTTATGGCCCTTGCAGCCAGTATGATCATTGAATCGGAGTTGCCGGAACGAAAAGAGGAAGTGACCGCACTGCCGGTGATTACAGCATGAAAGGAGGGATAATTTGAATATATTCAGTTGGCTTATAGATAAGCTGGGAGGCCGGGCACAGCCGAGTGATTTGACGCTTGAATTAATGGGAGAATATGAATCTATAGTAGGAGATATCTATATTAGAGAACTGGCATTTGCATCCAGCATGAACATACTTTCCAACCTGGTGAGTAAATGCGAATTTAAAACCTACTGGAACGGAAAAGAGCAAAAAGGCCCGCAGTATTATTTGTGGAATATAGAGCCGAACAAAAACCAAAATTCAAGCGCTTTTTTGCATAAACTGATTTGGCAGTTATACAGACGAAATGAATGTCTGGTGATTCCGGAAAACAAACAAATGCTGGTGGCAGACAGTTTCAGCCATGACGAATATGCACTGTATGATGATAAATTTACAGGCGTAACAGTTGGTGATTTTACATTCAAAAAGACGTTTTATCAAAGTGACGTGCTCTACTGGAAGCTATCGGAAAAAAATATAAATGGCGTTATCCAGGGGCTATATGGAAGCTATGCAAAGCTAATTACATATACGATGAACTCATACCAAAAATCACGCGGAAAAAAAGGAGTTTTTAACTATGAATCAATTCCGGCTACAGGATCGGCGGATAGGGAGGCTTTTGATACGCTGATTAACGAGCGGTTTAAAACGTTCCTGAAAGAAGGGGATGCGATTATTCCGCTGGGAAAGGGTCAAAAGCTAGAAAATTTTGAAAACAAAACATACAGCAACGAATCCACGCGGGATATAAGGGCAATGATAGATGACATTTGCGATTTCACCGCGCGGGCGTTTGGGATTGCACCGGCTCTTATAAGGGGAGATGTGCAGGATACATCAAAAGCGCTGGACCTGACGCTGACTGCCTGCATTGATCCGCTGATGGACATGATACAGGAAGAGATAAACCGGAAGCAATATGGGTATGCGGGAATGAATGCGGGAAACTATATACAGATTGATACAAAATCAATCAAGCATGTTGACCTGCTTAGTGTTGCAACGGCCATTGATAAAATCATAGGTTCCGGCGCGTTCTGCATAAACGATGTTCGCAGGGTGTGCGGAGAGCAGCCGATTGATGAGCCGTGGGCAAACGAACACTTTATGACTAAGAACTATTCGACCGTGGCCGACCTTCTGGCCGCACTGGAAGGGGGAGGCAGTACGGAATGAAAAAATAAGATTGTATAAAAAATTATGTGATGGAGGTGAAAAAATATTGAAACCGGAAATATTGAAATTCGATTTCAAACAAGAACTAGACACGCCGGACACGCTGGATTTATATATCTACAGCGAAGTAGCGCCGGACGGTTGGGACTGGTGGACGGGAGAAAAAATACAGAGCGAAACTTCCGCTGATTTCTTCCGGGAAAAACTTGCAGAATATCCGAATGTGAAATATATAAATCTGTATATTAACAGCGCCGGGGGATCAGTAAAAGAAGGATACGGGATATATGCACAGCTAAAACGGCACCCGGCTTATAAGACTGGCTACAATGACGGGTTTGCAAATTCGATTGCATCCGTGATCCTTATGTCTTGCGATAAAATAATATTCCGGATAAACGCTATGATGGGCATCCATAATGCCATGGATTGGCTGTATGGAAATGCGGCAGAGCACAGGCAATGCGCTGAAAATCTGGATAGCCTGATGGAAGGTAACCGGCAGCTATATCTATCGCGGGCAGGCGGAAAAATTACGCTTGAAGAATTAACGGCGCTGATGGATGCGGAAACGCTTTTAACCGCTCAGGAATGTTTGGATTATGGATTTTGCGATGAAATAGCGGAGCAGCAGGCAGACCCGGCAATAACCGAACAAATCATGCAGCGGATGAATGGAAACCTTGCCGCCCAAATGAAATATTTTGGTTCGCTGAAACAGTCATTTGGGGAGGCAATGAGCGCATTTAAAAATGTGCAAAAGCAAAACATACCAGAACCGCCGGAAGATCCGCCAGCGGAACCGCCGGAAGACATACCGGAAGAACCACCGGCAGAGCCGGAAGAAAATACAATACAAAAGCTCATAGCGGCATTGTTCCGCTGATTTTTTATTTTAGGAGGTAAAAAATGTTTAATCTTGACGTTTTACAGAAAAAAAAGGAAGAGATATCGCAGAAGATCCATGCTGCAATGAAAGAGGGAAATGAAGAGAATTTCAGCCAGGCGTTTACTGAACTCATGCAGGTAATGGAAGATGCGGTGACGGCAGAAGCAAGGGGACTTGTACAGTCGGTAGACAATACCGTTCTTGCAGGCCGGGGCGTTCGCGTGCTGACCAGCCAGGAAAAAGAATTTTATCAAAAATTCATCGACAATGCATGGTCCTCAAATCCGAAACAGGCATTAACCGGAACGGATACCGTGCTGCCCAAAACCATCATTGACGCCGTAATGGAAGATATGGTGGAAGCACATCCTATATTGGATGCGATTGATTTTCAAAACACGGAAGCACTGACGGAAATCTATATCAGCACCACGGGCGGGAAGGCCGTTTGGGGAGAAATCACGGCGGCAATTACGGGCGAGTTGAGCGCGGCATTTGCTAAAATAGAACTCGCCAAAAAGAAAATGACTGCATTTATCTTTGTGTCAAAAGGCATCCTTGAGCTTGGGCCGGAATGGATGGACAGGTATGTAAGGGCGCTGCTTGTGGAAGCAAATGCGGCAGGGCTGGAAGAGGCAGTCGTTGACGGCGATGGTGACGATAAAATGATCGGCATGACGCGGGCGCTGACCGGGGCCGTGGACGGTGTGTATCCGAGAAAAGATGCGGTAGTCATTACAAATTTAAATCCAGATACATACGGATCTATCCTGAATACACTGCGCCAGGGACCGAACAGCAAAAGCAGGGCGATCCAAAGCATTATTATGGTCGTGAATCCGGCGGACTATTTCACAAAGGTGATGCCAGCAACTACGGTACGGAAAACGGACGGGACTTTTGAAACAAATGTATTTCCGTTCCCGACAACGGTGCATCAGTCGGCGGCATGCCCGGAAGGATATGCGGTATTCGGTTTGCCGAAGCGCTTTTGGGCAGGCATAGGATCTGCAGGAAAAGGCGGGCGTCTGGAATACGACGACAGCTATAAATTTTTAGAGGACCTGCGCACATACATCATTAAATTATTTGGTGATGGGCGTCCGCTGGATGCAAATGCGTTTGTTCTGGCCGATATCAGCGGCCTTGTTCCGTATGTACAGCGTGTATATGTCGAGAATGATCCACTGTTAGTACAGGGATTAGGTGACGCACGGCTGGCCAGCCTAAGCATTGGAAGCCTTGATTTATCACCGGCCTTCAACAAATCCGTATTTGTGTATGAGGTGGCAACGACCAACGCAACCAATACGATCACCGCGGTACCGAAAGACGGAGAGGCTACGGTTGAAATTTTGAACGGCGTGACGGAAGTGACGAACGGCGCGGCGGCAACATGGGCAGAGGGAGAAAACACCGTGACCATAAACGTGACCAGTGGAACCGAAACCGAAACGTATACCATTACCGTAACCAAATCGTAAGGGGGCTATGTAAATGGCAACGTTGCCTGACGGATTTTTAGACGCTGTTAAAAACTATCTTGATATAACATGGACAGATGATGCCGGAGATGAAAAACTCTCCGGCATCATTGCTAGAGGGATAAAATATATTGATGGCGCGGCAGGTGAACCGCTTGATTACACAACGGAAGACAAGCCAAAAGAATTGCTGGTGGATTATTGCAGGTATGTACGGTCAAATGCACTGCATGAATTTTTAGACAACTATCTGCCGGAAATAACAAGGCTGCAAAACGAGTATGAAATCAGGCGTTTTGCAACGCTGTCAGCAATCAATATAGGCACTCTTACTCTTTCGCCGGAATTTAAATATGCCACAATGGAATATACAGCAGAAACGACAAACAGCGAGGATATTATTGCAGTAACGGCAATGCAATCCACCGCAACGGTTGAAATTTTGAACGGCGTGACGGAAGTGACGAACGGCGCGGCGGCAACGTGGACAGACGGTGAAAATACAGTGACCATAACCGTGACATGCGGCGGGATATCAAAAATATATACCATGGTGGTAACCAAAGTTTAGGCGGTGATGATGTGGCAGAAACACAGACATATAACGACGGCGTTGTAAAAATATATGAGACATCCAATACAGCAGACCCGGGAAATATGCCGGTAGAAGGTTTGGCATTAAAA